TCACTTGGTGGTATTGCGTTGTCAGCTTCTGCTACAACTACATCCGCTGTTACTCCCGCTACTGGTGGCGCTCCTTTCCGTATCGTTGGCATTGTTCCTGATACAGCAGTGAGCGTGGTTCAGAATGCTACTACAAGCTCTACGACAATCACATTGTCTGCTGCTAACTCTAGCATTTACCCCGGAATGGCTGTTTCTGGCCCCGGCATCACAGCAGGTTCTAACACCTATGTGACAACCGTAAACGGCACAACAGTGACAATTAACCGCGCAGTTTCTACTGCTCAGTCTACTGCTACTGCGTTTACTTTTACTGGATATCCTGAAGTATTGGTAACTTGGAACTTCGGTTTCCACAGCTACTTCAATGCTACTGGCGTTTAATTAAGGAGCTAAAAAATGGCTATTTCACGCGCACAACTATTGAAAGAGCTGCTCCCAGGCTTGAACGCATTGTTCGGTTTAGAGTATGCACGTTACGGCGAAGAGCACAAAGAGATCTACGAAACAGAGACCTCCGAGCGTTCATTCGAGGAAGAAACCAAACTGTCTGGCTTCTCAGCAGCACCGGTCAAAAACGAGGGCACAGCCATCGCTTATGACAATGCTCAAGAGGCATGGACTACACGCTACAACCACGAAACTATTGCTTTGGGTTTCTCAATCACCGAAGAGGCGATTGAAGATAACTTGTACGACAGCTTGTCTGGCCGTTACACCAAAGCTCTTGCTCGCGGTATGGCTTACACCAAACAAGTGAAAGCTGCTGCTGTTGTTAATAACGGCTTCAACTCTAGCTATGTTGGTGGCGATGGCGTTTCTTTGTTCAACTCTGCTCATCCCTTGGTGAACGGCGGTACAAATGCTAACACTCCTACAACCCAAGTTGATTTGAATGAGACTTCTTTGGAAGCCGCCGTTATTCAAATCGCGGCTTGGACAGATGAGCGTGGCCTCTTGATCGCTGCTAGACCCAAGAAGATGATCATTCCTCCATCATTGATGTTCGTTGCAAAACGTTTGTTGGATACCGAACTCCGCGTCGCTACCACAAACAATGACATCAACGCCATCAAGCAAATGGGCGCAATCCCAGAGGGTTACACTGTCAACCACTTCTTGACAGATCCCAACGCTTGGTTCCTGACCACTGACGTTCCAAATGGTATGAAGCACTTTGAGCGCACACCTTTGAGCCAGTCAATGGATGGAGACTTCGATACGGGTAACGTACGTTATAAAGCACGTGAGCGTTACTCATTCGGGTGGTCTGACCCATTGGGAATCTGGGGTTCTTCAGGTTCTTTCTAATAAAATCAAGCACTTAGCGCGATTTGAGAAGGCCCTTCGGGGCCTTTTTTATTGGGGTTATTGTACTTATTATCTTGTTATACGTTACCTGTATCGTAACTCGTTTTCGAAAAGTATTTAGAAAATATATTTGACAATCACCATCCATTGATATATAGTTAAGGCTTCTAAAAGGAGTTAACTATGTTTTATGTTTATGTTTACTTTGACCCCCGCCCTCTTAAACTAGGCCAGCCTGTGTACGTAGGTAAAGGTACAGGAGATCGTGATTTATCGCATTGGTCAAGAGGATCTCACAATAAACCGTTTCAAGACTTTATTTCGCATTTAAAGCAGCGCAATTTTGTTGCCGTTTGTGAGCGTGTATTTGAAACGGAAAATGAAGAAGAAGCTTTTGCCAAAGAGATGGAACTTATCAAACTGTATGGACGTCGGGATTTAAAAACAGGAACATTATTTAATTTAACTGATGGTGGCGAAGGCCCAAGCGGATATATTAAATCGGAAGAACAAAAAGCCGCTGATGGACGATTTACCAAAGAACATTGGCAAGACCCAGAGTATCGCGCCAAAGTAGTTGCAGGGCAAACCAAAGCTCAGAATACGCCAGAAGCACTTGAATCTAAGTCAATCAATTCTAAAAAGATGTGGGAAACAAAAGGGGGTACACTGGCTAAAAGCATCAAGGAAGCTCGTAATACAGACAAGTCCAAAGCTAAAACCAGCGCTCAAGCTAAAGCTCAGTGGGCTGACCCTGAGTATGCGGCTAAACAAACTGCAAACAACAAAGAAATTGCTAACCGTGAGGAAGTCAAAGCTGCTAAAAAAGCCGCAGCCAAAGCACTGTGGGCGGATCCAATTTGGAAATCAAAAATGATGGCTGCAAGAAACAAGAAAAAACTTCTTGACACACCCAAGGAATAGTGTATATTAAAAACATCTAGGACTTTATGCATACCGCCAGCCCGCCTAGGGGTCATGTGCAATCAATTGGTATGCTACTTATTGCAAAGGAATTATCATGGCTCGTTCCACGTTTTCAGGCCCAATCCTATCGGGCGATAATAGATTTGGTCCAATTCGCAATGTAGGTTATACCGACCTCACTCAAAACATTGACATGAACTTCGCCAACACTGGCGGAAATGGCACTGCTGGTTACGCTGGTGGTTCTGGTCAGTTTGTCAATGGCAATTTGATTCCTAACGTAAACGCTGTTGTATATACAAACTCTAGTTCTGTATATCCTCCCACAGCCGCAACAATCACTGCCGATGCCTCTACCACTGTGTATCGCGGTGCTGTATTCTATTTGCCCACAGGTTGCCAGATCAATGACTTTTTAGTTGATATTGGTACAGGTATCACAGGTGGTTCTACAATCACTGCTGGTGTGGTAAACATTGGTAACCAATTCAATGGTACTCAGTACGGTTCAGTAACTTTGACTGCTACAACAAACGTGTTGGTTGCTGGTCGTTACTCTACAACTTTTACTGGTACACAGTTGGCTAATATCCAAGCAACTACTGCCGATTTTACCAACCCCACAGGTGTGGTTGAACCCGCTACATTCTCTCAAGTTGTAATGACTTTGGTAATCACAGGTACAGGAACACCAGCCCCAACCGCAGGTACTTTGTATTTGACAGTGCGTTACACACAGCCTGATGGAAACATTGGTACAACCACAACTTACCCCTACGGTAACTTTGATTAATCTCTAGGGGCTTCGGCCCCTATCTTTAACCTTTAAGGAGATTTAATCATGATGCAAACAGACGTTCTATCGTCCTACAACACAACATCACCTGCAAATATATCTGGGCGCTCACGCTTAAAAGGCTTTGTATATTTGGGTTCTGGTGCTTCTGGAACAATTACTTATACAGATACCGTTACAGGAAATATTCTGTACAAGATGGGTATTTCATCAGGGGACACCTATACAATTAACGCAATGCTTCCGGGCGAAGGCATTTTAGCGCCTAATGGGTTAACAGTAACTTTTAGCGGCTTAACATACTTAACTACGATTTATGGCTAAAACACCCGCATGGCAACGCAAAGAAGGGAAGAATCCGAACGGCGGCTTAAACGCCAAGGGTCGGGCATCCGCAAAGAAGGAGGGGATGAATTTAAAGCCTCCCCAACCCGAGGGCGGATCAAGAAAGAAAAGCTTCTGTGCGCGCATGAGCGGGATGAAAAAGAAATTAACTTCGTCAAAGACAGCAAACGATCCGAACAGTCGGATTAATAAAAGCCTACGGGCTTGGAAATGTTAATCATGAATAACATTGAATTAACAGAACGTGAACAAGCCATTGCCAAAGAAGCGGCAAGAATTGCTATTGAAGAATTGGCTGGTGAGTTTTACAAACAAGTTGGTAAAACAATTATCAACAAAGTTCTTGTTTGGGTTGGTGCAATTGTCGTAGGTTTTGTCCTAGGCAAAGGCTGGGACTTAAAGGTTTAATATGCCAAGCACAAGCGCAAAACAGCATAGGTTCATGGAGGCGGTGGCTCACAATCCAGCGTTCGCCAAGAAAGCAGGTGTCCCTCAAAGCGTGGGGCAGGATTTTAGTCAGGCCGACAAAGGCAAAAAATTTTCAAAAGGTGGTACTATGAAACACGAGAAAGAAAAAGAAATGAAGCAAGCTAAAACTTTAGAACGGCTTGCTAAAGAAGAACGCGAAGAAGCCAAGGGCATGAAGCGCGGCGGTCACGCTAAACATCACGTTAAAAAGATGGCTACTGGCGGTATGACCACTGGCAAGCATGGCGTTTCTGAAAAGAGTGGTATGACTACTGCTAAGATGGGCAAAGCCGAAATGGGCGGTAAGCTCAAACATGGCGAGCATAGCATCCAGAAAAAAGGCCACACGCGCGCGATGCATGAGCCTATGAAATCTATGTCTCCCTTGGGCATGAAAAAAGGTGGTAAGACCCACCACAAGAAATAAGGAGTCATCATGAAACATCACGATCACACACCACATCACGCTCACTTGCATAGCGGCGGTACTAAGCACCACGGCAAAACCGAGTTGCACCATGTTCAACACCCCCATCCCGAAGAGCATGCCCATATCCATGGCATGAAACACGGCGGGCACGTTAAGCACCACCACGAGCATGTTGAGCACCACATGAAAAAGCATGGTAGTCACCACGCTGATGGCGGTCATATTCATCACCATGAGCATGTTGCCAAACACATGGCTCACCATGATGGTATGAAACATGGCGGCCATGTTAAGCATCATCATGAACATGTGGAACACCACATGAAACACCACGACCACAACCGCTAGGAGTTTATT